AAATTCGAGCATTTATAGTAGGTTTGTTTTCAATATGATATTTAGCATGACGATTGCGTTCTTTTTCAATATTGTTTGCTCTATATTCTGCTGATACAATTTTGTTGCAAATTTTACATCTTGACTGCAAGCCATCTTTTTCCCTAGAAGCCTTGCTAAAGTCAGATATAAGTTTAATAATTGAGCATCGTGTACATTGTTTTGTATTGAGTATCATATGTGTTATATTTTAACTGATTACAGCATAAGTAATCAAGAAATGTTTTTAAACCAAAAAGGAATAAGTAAAATGGCTAAAGTATATATTTTCTCTACCCTTGCAAATGATCAGCTATATCAAAACTGGCTTACTGGTGGCAATGATTTGCCATCTAAAGGTCATGCTGTCCATATTAAAGGTGGCACAGGTGTAGCGAATGATCGCTTAATTACTCCAATTGGGGTAGCAACCGAGATTACTGAAGAAGATTTAGGTGAATTGGAAAAAAATCCAGTTTTCCAACAACACAAAGAAAAAGGTTTTGTTGTGATTCGTCAGAAAAAAGCTGAAACCGAAAAGGTAGCTTCTGACATGAATCTCAAAGATGAATCAGCACCTTTGACTGATGCTGATTACGCAAAAGAAGAAGATTCACCAAAATTTACAGCAATTAAAGGTTAAGTATGACAACCCCAGCCTTCAATGAAGTTGCATTTAGAAATCAGTTTCCAGCTTTTGAAAACTCGACTGATTTTCCTGCTGCTCAATTGCAAGGCTGGTGGACTATGGGTTCAGCTTACATTAACCCTGATAATGTCTATCCTTGGAATTTTAAAACTAACCAATTACAGTTAGCTTTGGATTTAATGTGCGCTCATTTAGGGCAATCATATTCCTTGATTAACGTTGGTGTTCCTACTGTAATAGTACAAGGTACGGCTGAAGGTACTGTTAATGTGTCTTTAACCCCTCCTCCTGTCAAATCTTCTTTTGGTTGGTGGTTAGCTACTACTTCTTATGGTCAACAGCTTAGAGCCTTATTAAAGACTGTTGCCAATGTTGGCTTATTTGTTGGTGGTAGTCCTGAAAACTCAGGATTTAGGAAAATTGGTGGAGTATTTTGAAATCATTAAATCTCGAAAAGATCAAAGCAACTTTTGACCGAGTTCCTGATGAATTCGAGAATATGGTCGCCCAAATTGGTTTTCCTTCAGGTATTAACTATGAAGACGGCACTCCTGTAGCTTATGTAGCTGCAATTCAAGAATTTGGTGCTCCTGCTGTCAATATCCCTGCTAGACCATTTATGCAACCTACTGTTCGTCAAAAAAAAGACGAATGGGTCAAAATTGTTGCTAAATACTTACCTCAAGTGGCTTTAGGCAAAACAACTGCTTTTGATGTATTAGATTTAGTAGGTCGAGTAGCTGCTGCGGATATTAAAACTACTATTTCCAGCATTTATTCACCTCCTAATTCTCCAGCCACAATTAAGCGTAAAGGTTCATCCAAACCTTTAATTGATACTGGTTTAATGTTGGCTACTGTTCAAAATGCAGTAAATAAAGCTGATTCAGAGTTCCGTAAAGGTTAATAATGAATTTACGCTCTCTTGCCAATAAATATACTCAAATAACCAATAAGAACCAGCAAATAAACTGGATTCAATCTACTGGTTATGTAACTGACTCTGCTGGTAAAAGAACCCCTACTACTATTACATTGACTGTAGAGGCTCAAATTCAAGCTCTGAGCGCATCTGACTTAAAACAGGTAGATGGATTAAACATTACTGGAGTTATGCGCTCTGTGTACCTATACGGCAACGCAGCAGGGGTAGTTAGAGTAGATCAGATTGGTGGAGATATTTTAGTGTTCCCTGAGATACCGGGAAGCACCTCAAGAAATTGGCTAGTAACTCAAGTCGTAGAAACTTGGTCTGATTGGTGTCATGTAATAGTAACTTTACAAAAGGATTAAATATGCAAATCAATGTAGGAAATACCCCCGGTCAAGCAGCAGAAGCAGTCGTAACAGTAGATGCCAATGGCAATATTATTCAAGATGTTTCTACTTATTCTATCGCTGTAGTTGATGTAAACCCTGTTGCTAATGCAACAGATTTGTTACAAATTATTGGTTCTGCTACTAAAACAATTTGTATTAATGCAATTCGCATTACTGCTGATTCTAGTGCTGCTGGTGAAATGGATTTTTATTTATTTAAAAGAAGCGCATTAAATACTGGTGGAACATCAACCCATCCAACTCCAGTAGCCTATGATTCCAACAATCCTGCGGCAACTGCGGTAATTAACTTATATTCTGCTAATCCTTCAGCTTTAGGAGCTGGTTCAATAATAACAGCCAGCCAATTTATTTATCCAGTATCTAGCTCAGGAAGCGGAATTCCAATGTTTCCTATTATTTTTCAATTTGAATCACAAACAGACCAAGCTATTACATTGCGTGGAGTTAATCAAAGTTTATCCATTTCATTAAATGGTCAAACTATTCCTTCAGGATTTTCAGTTTATATGACTATAGAGTGGACTGAACAATAATGTCAGTAAGCATTAACCTTATTGACCAAGATGTATTTAAAGCATTGGTGGTGTTTTTTAACTCATTTTTGCCTAATGGTACTCCTGTGATTCAAGGTCAAGATAATCGTGTGCCAATGCCAAAAGGCGGTTTTGTCTGTATGACAAACGCTGGTATGGATCGTTTATCTTTTAATGTGGATTCTTATGACACAAATAGCCAAACAAAATCCATATTAACTCCAACAAATTACGCTATGCAGCTTGACTTTTATGGTGCAAGTTCTCAAACTTGGGCTATGCAAACTCAAGCTCTATTTCGTGATGAATATGCTACAAACATATTCCCTGCCAACATACAACCTTTGTATGCGGATAACCCTATCCAAATACCTTTAATTGATGGAGAAGCTCAATATGAGCAACGCTGGAAAATTACTGCAAGTTTGCAATACAACCCGATCCTTTCAACTTCACAACAATCTATGCTTAATGTGAATATTGAATTAGCTCCAATAGATCAGACATTTAACCCCTAGGAGATTTTATGAGTACCATTCCTTTTTCTCAAGTCGTACAAGTCGTACCTTCAGTATTATCTGCTGGTGGTCAAGCTGTTGATTTAAACGCTCTAGTTTTGACTCAAAATGCTTATGCTCCATATAATACAATTTTGCAATTTTCAAACTCTGCTGATGTTCAAACATATTTTGGCGCAGGATCTACTGAAGCCACAATCGCATCTATTTATTTTGGTGGCTATACTGGTGGCACTCAGCTTCCCGGTGCTTTATATTTCTCTCGCTATGATGAAACAGCCATTGCTGGTTTCTTGCGTGGTGGATCAATGGCTGGAGTTACTTTAGGTCAATTACAAGCCTTTACAGGAACTTTAAGTCTTACAGTAGCGGGTACTGTTGAAACTTCAGGCACAATCAATTTGACTGGTGCTACTAGCTTTAGCAATGCAGCATCTATTATTCAAGCTGCTTTCACAAGCCCGAATTTTACAGTTACTTATGATTCAGTTCATAGTGCTTATGTATTTACAACAAGCTCTACTGGCTCAACACAAACCATTACTTTTGCAACAACTGGCACTTTGGCAACCAATTTAAAATTGACTCTAGCTACTGGAGCAATTATTTCTCAAGGTGATGGCATTGGCAGCCCTTCTGCATTTATGGCTAATATTTTGAATCAAAATCAAAATTGGGCTACATTTATGACTGCTTGGGAATCTTCTATTACAGAAAAAGAAGCCTTTGCAACTTGGAGTAATTCATTAGCTCCTCGCTGGTTATATGTTTGCCAAGATTCTGACATCAATGTTTTGAACTCTGCAAGCACCAATACATTCGGTGATTGGTTACAAGCAAATAGCTTTATTGGTACTTGCCCTATTTATGGCGATTACACTCATGCTGCCTTTGCTTGCGGATTCTTTGCTTCATTAAACTTTACTCGTTTAAATGGTCGTGCAACTTTAGACTTTAAAGAGCAATCAGGTTTAATTCCTGCTGTAAGCAATCAAAGTCAACTTGCTGGTGTTCTTGCTAATGGTTATAACACTTATGCTTATTTTGGCTCTAATAATCCAGCAAACAATCAAAGTTGGATGACTCCGGGTTCTGTTTCAGGAATTTGGAAATGGGCTGATACTTATGTCAATCAAATTTGGCTCAATGCTAATTTGCAGTTGGCTATGGTTAATCTATTAACTTCAGTTGGTTCAATCCCTTACAACACTCAAGGCAACTCATTGATTTATTCTGCTGCTCTTGGTCCGATCAATGCTGCTATTAACTTTGGTGCAATTCGTACAGGCATCAATATTTCTGCTGCTCAAGCTGCTGAAATTCAATATGTAACTGGTGTTAATGCTGCTCCTACTATCGCTTCTCAGGGTTTTTACCTACAGATCGCTGAAGCAACAGCACAAACTAGAGCTGCTCGTCAATCTCCTCCAAT